CTGCGCCCCCTGAAGATCCACGACTATTATACTTCTTTTGTCGTGGAAAAGGTCTTACATCAGGTTTGTAACCTTAACGCGACGGTAGTAAACATTGGCGCCATCATCAATCGAGGCATCAGTGTTTTGAGTGTCGCCCGCAGCAACTGCACCAGCAGTTTGAGCAAACGGGTTAGCAGCCATACCGTAACGAGTCTTGAACCCGATCTTCGGCTGGAAGGTGTTTTCACCGACCGCACGCACCATTTGCAACGGCACGTATGGGCAGTAGAACATACCAGCGTCATACGGGGATGTACCCTTGTAACCAACAACATAATACTGCGAAGCAGCAACGTTGGCAGCATACGGGTCAACATAGACTTTGTAGCGACCGTTCAGGACACCAGCAAATGTCGTAGTTGTGTCATCCACGTTCAGGTTGTTGTTCAGAGCAGGCGTGTAGTCAAGGATACCAGCCATTTGCAATGCAGACGCAACGTCAGCAGAACACATCAGCATGTTACCTTTACCACGACGAGTCTGTTGACCAATCGCATTTGCATCACGCTCGATACCGAACATCAGACCCTTGAACTTCTCAACCGACCAACGACCATTGGAGTCTGTATCCAAGTCGAAGATACCGGCAGTTGTCGTGTTAACCTGAGCACCTTTGACGGCAGCAACATAAACACGGCGAACAACTTCACGGTTGATTTCAGCAAGAATCTCAGAACTCAGAATGTTAGCCAGTTCTGTTTCAGCGTCCAAACCATGAACCGCTTTCAGGTCTTGAGCCAGTTCCATCGTGTACTCAGCTTTCAGAGCACGAGTCACGGCGGTAACCGTGGACTTGTCGATGGAGAACGCCATTTCAGCGAAAGCATTTGTGGATGTATCACCCAGTGCTTCACCCTGAGCAGTCGTCATACCAGTAGCAGAAGTGTAAGTACCAGCAGAAGGACTGTCGTTCAGAACGGCAGGATTAGTTTCTGTTGCACCAACATCACCACCACCAGTTGTACCAGCAGCGTTTTGGTTAGAAGCACCAGCCTTACCAGGCAGAGCTTCGTCAACCAGAGCTTCTGCACCATCCGAAGACAGGAACGAAGCACGCATCGCGAAAATGAGGCCTGTCGGACCAGTCATAGGCTGGACACCACAGATATCATAAGCGATCAGGTTAGGCATCGCGCGACGAACGAGCGAGATAAGAATGGGATCCCAGTTAGAAATGGAACCACCAGTCGAGTTGATAGGAGCGGCTTCCGAAAGGAAAGCACGGTCTTCCATCAACGCTTTTTCTTGGTTTTCAAGAATAACGGTTGTGACGGCACGGCGATAGTTATCATCGATTCTAGGAAGTTCAGGATGATCTAGGACTGGCTGCCACTTTTCTTGTAGATGTTCTGTTTGAAACATTTTTGTTTCTCCTTTTATTTTTCTACAGTTAATTTATAAAATATGCACTATTTGGTACGACTGATTGCCGACAAATACTTTTGAATCGTATCAGTCGTATCAATGTCCTGTGCTGGTTCTTCACTATCTCCATCAACAATCGCGAAAGTTTCTTGTCCACCAGTTTTGGGGAAATAACCTTCTTTCAGTGTGTCGAGCTTCTGACGGAAACTTTCTTCACTCACAAATTCCAACTCTTCAGTCAGAGATTTGAATTTTTCCATTTCAGTAACGGTAAGTTCCTCAGACATTTCATGCATAACTGCATCTCTTGTCAGAGACTCAACAACTTTTCTTCTCTCAACATTCTCTTCAATAGAGGTATTGAGTTTTTCTTCAAGCTCAGAAATCTTTTCAGACTGAGCTTCAAGAATATCATACTTTTCGTCAGGAACGTCAATGTAATGATCTTCGAACAGTTGTTTCAGACCGGAAATGAAATCTTCAGCGATTTCGCCCTTGAGGCCACGCTCAACAGCAATTTCGTTTTCTCTCATCCACTCTTCAACAACGTAAGAAAGATAACCATCGACTTTTTCCGACAGTTCTTCTTTAACCACTTCAGTGGCTTCTTCAAGTTGAACGGCATAACTTTCTTCCATCCGTACAACTTCGCTACGAATCTTAGACTTAACAGCAGCTTCAAAAATTGTAGCAGCCTTAATCTTGAACTCTTCAGAGAGATCTTCTCCAGAAATCAAAGCAGAGACATCTTCTTTGACGTTAATATCAGAAATTCTTTCTTCAACGCCGTCATCCGTTTCTTCATGCATACCCATATTCATGGAATATGTAGCCATAAGGTCTTTTTTGTTCATACCTTCCATTTTTTTATGCATGGCAGCCATAAGGTCTTTCTTGCTCATTTCTTCAACTTCTTCTTCGTCTTCATCTTCTTCATCTTCTTCATCTTCTTCATGAGCAGCTTCTTTGACTTTCATCGGGGCATCAGGTTTACCTTCACCCTTTTGTTGTGCATCTCCACTAACTTCTTTGGAACTTTTCGACGCAGCTTCTGGTTTATCACCAAGGTCTTCTTCTTTGTTGACCTCATCTTTAACCTTCTCAGGTTTATCAGCGGGAGCAGCGCTTTTCATAGGAGCATCCGCACCATTGGCTTCTTCAAGTTCAGCTAGAACTTCAGCCTCAAGCTCCTCAATTGTTGTATCTAGTTCAGACATGGATTTCTCCTTATTTTTTGTTTATACTATTTATAAATTATAACATTTTAAGGAATTTAGCAAACTCTAACGCTTCTTTATTCGTTTGCCTTTTATGTTCTTTGACATCAAATTCCTTTTTCAATTTAGCAAGATGCGCTTCAACCAAAGCACCGTGATCCCATACCCACTCTTTACCTTCCATAACACCTTCTACAAAAGCGTTTGGAGCAGACGGGTCTGCAACAATATCAGCCGCAGTCGCTAAATAGAAATCATCTCTCACATAGTTAGCACCATTTTTTTGGTCTAAACTTCCCATGCCTCTAGAGGAAACTCCCAGTTTTGCACCTTCATCCATAAGGTTCTTAACTATTTCTCCCATAGGGGTTTTTAAAATCTTTGCCTCACCAATGAAATTCTTACCATCTGGTTTCAGTGATGTAACCATATGGGAGACGCGCTCAAGGTTGACTGTTGGGCCATCAGGATGTCCCAGTTCACCATACGCTCTGTTTTCTTTGATGAATTTTTCGTTATACCGATTTACTTCATTCGTTAGAATTTCCATAGGGTATACACGACCGTTTCTGTTCTTAATATCCGCCTGCATAAAAACGCCACGAATTTTGTAATTCTTATCGCCGCTTTCTTTTTCTTCGCAGACATACTCTATTTCTTCAACGGCTTCAGAAAATAATTTTACAACTTGCATTTCATAACTCCTAAGAAGTATAGTTAACGTCTTTCTTAAACTCAATCAAGACAAATCCAGATGTACCGTAACATGTCATTTCATGATCGCCAGACGTTGCAGTTGTATTTGTTGCGGCAGATTTAATAAGTCCCGCTGTACCATCGTAATGTCCTGTTCCAGCCAAACGAATCTGCACAACATCCGCTGATGCACCCTTTTCTTGAATATCTATATGTCCTGTATCGTCATTGGCAGTTCCTTGAACCAGTCCCCACCAAATTCTTGCGATATCTAATTTTGCGCCATTAGCATGTCCGGCCAGCGCACTTGCGTCTAGAATAGCGTTATTTGCAGTTGTATCATCTTCGATGTTAACCAAAATAGTCACAGTTCCGCCAGCGCCAGCAGCATTTACAGCAGTATCTCTTAATGTTCTAGTTGCAAAGGCCATCCTCTAACTCCTTAAATCGAAAGCATTTCTTTTTCAAAGTATGCCATGATCTTTTTTTCTGGCACTTTGTATTTCTTCGATGTGTCTTTTATTACTTTTTCAAAACTATTTAGGAAATCTGAAGGTTTAGAATCCATGACCTTGAAAACAGAGTCGATAGCATCTTTCATCTTTGGAGAAAGTCTTTTATACTCCTTAGACATTTTATGCTCGTCTTTTTCAACGACCACATTTTCATAAAGATCTTCAATCCTCTTCATTTTCCACACTCTTAGTGTTTACAAAAGTTGCAGCCAATTCTTTTCTTCTATCTTCCAAAGCATCACCTACTTTATGAGAGATCGCATGTTTAAATGCGTCCTCTGCTTCTATATTGTTACCACCTGCTACCATATCTACAAATTCTCTACTCGTCACTGTTGCTCTCCTTCATCAGCATTTGGATCCATACCATAGGCAAGTGCCGCTCTATCTCCAGTGTCCATTTCTGGATCAACTGCCATGCCGCCCGGATCTGTTGGGTATCTTGTGATGCCATCACCACCATCATTCGGCACACCACCATCCATTGGATCTCTTTCTGCCTCAGATGCAATTTGGTCACGCATATCAGCTATCTCAGCATCATTCATACGCAACACATGTTTCAAAACATATTCTTTACTGAAGAATGTTCCAATGTATGCTTCTACATTTTGTAGTGTGCTAATACGGTCATTCAACAACTCTGCTTCTTTCAGTTCTGCAAAATGGCCATCTTTGAGAAAATCATATTGAATATGTTCTTTCATTATATCCCAGTCTTCTAGAGAGATAATGCTCTTTAACAATAACTGAGTTTTCAAAACGTCCGTAAAGAGATGAACAAACTTTTTTCTTAGTTTCTGAATAAACTTGGTAA